TTCATTTAGTGTTTTTTATAACCATGCTCGTTGTTCCGTTTATGAAAAATCGTCAGAACCTCGAGTTTTATTCTTTACTCGTCCCGTTCATATTTTTCCATTGGTCTGTAAACGACGATACGTGTGCTTTAACACAAATGGAGATGGCCGTAACTGGTAACAATAAGGAGGAAACGTTTTTTGGTCGAGTTATGGGTCCTATATACAAAATGGACGATACGGAGGCAAACAACTTTTTAAAAGCTGTGTTTTTTGGTCTTTGGTTACTCGTTCAATACAGGCTCGACCGTGTTGATTTGAGACCACTGTTTAATAAAAAATAATAGTTTATATAAATGAAAAATAAAACGAAACAAAAATTAATACTCATTGTTTTTTTGGTACTTGTTTCTGTCATAGTGTACCAAATGCTTAACCCGGTCGTTGTTAAAAAACAAGTTCCCGTTGGTGTACCAGTAGAAGTACCTGTTCAGATTCCAGTAGAAAAAGAGTATAGAAACCCACCAATTAAGGAATATAAACCTGGGTATGTTCAACAAATGGGTGTTCTCGTAGGCCCAGATGACGAAACTTTACCACTTTTCGGTAAAGAAGTTAGGGGAAGACGAGATAGGTACCATTATTATACGGTAACACCCGGTGAGCAAGTATATTCACTTCCAGTGACCCACGGCGATCGCGACTGTATGGACGATATTGGGTGTCAAGAACTTTATGGTAACGAAACCGTTTCCGTTTTAGGACAAACGGGTTCGTTCCAGACTAAATTATACAGAACGGATAACTTTTTTTAATTATTCTTCTTCCTTCTTTTCTGGGACTATAGCCTTGTATGCACAATTTCCCATTGTTATGGTTTGTGAACACATAGAACAACACACACACAACAATAATAACAGCAAAGGTGGTGATTTTACCGGAACTATTGATATAGGTCTATATACAAAAAAGAAACAACACAAACAACAGCACAAAGTTGAAGCTAAATTACCCAGTGAGCAATTCGACATTTATAGTAAACAAATAAAATTATATTGGGTAATATAAATGAAGATTGAAATTCTTAAGAATGAAGCAAAACGTTTAGGTCTTCGCGTGACTAAAAAAATTAAGGGTAAACGCGTTCCTTTAACGGAAAAGGAACTCAAAGCAAAAATAGAACGTAGACGATCTCCTTCTTTAGAAATACAGGTTCGTAATACGAAAAAACTTTTACGAACGTGTAAATCACTATTGAAAACTATGGAGCCAAGTGTTCCGAGAGCTCCCCGCGTTTCGGTAAAGAAAGTCGCACCACCAGCCCCACCAGCCCCACCAGCCCCACCAGCCCCACCAGTACCACCACGTCCCGTGAAACGCGACCCACGTGCAAACTTAATGACGGCTTTGAAAGCAAACCTCGAAAGACGTGGTATTAGACAAAAGTTAAACCAAATTTCTTAGACATGAACTTTTTTGCACTTTCGAGTTCAGGGTGACTCCATAAGAGCCATCTCGACCAGAACCCCGCGGTATACAAACCTGATTTCGTCCAGTTTTCTTTATCGCTTCGTGTAACATCAAGCATGTTTTTGTGAACGAGTATGGGATTGGTTTGTTTTTGAACCATGTGTGGTACAAACCCACCATGACGCGTGACGTATGAACGCATACGTAACGGGTTCTTGTGTAGTGTATAATCGGAGTACCCCTTGGCCCCAAAATCAACAATCTTACCATCATCGAACGTAACTCTAAACTTTTTATCGTAACGCGGACTTTTTCGTAAACGAACACGCATGTGTACTATAATTATTGAACATATTTATTTTGTAATCGTGTGAGCGTGTAGTGGTGATACAAATGAAGTATACCAATAAGTATTGAAACGTAAACCGCGGGGTTTTTCCTCGCTTTTCTGTTCATGAGAATGAGAATGAGTGACGTGAGAATGATGAGCGTTGGTAAAGTGAACAAACCAATTTGAACATTCGTTAATCCGAGAAACCGTTTATCTAACGTATCGATTTTATCGTTTTGTTCTGGTGCGTAGCATTCTTTTCCTTTATAACCTGGCATTTATTATATACACACAAAAAAAATGTGGTTTCTCGTGATACCATGTATTCTGTTACTAAACGATTATTGTAAAAACCCTATAGATAGACTCTATTTTCAGAGACCTTTACGACCTTTGGTAGGTATACGAAACTCTATCGTTGATTTATTTTTTTATAAGCCACACTATTCAGTCGACGATTTTCCGGGCCTTTGGCGTGTTCAAAAACACTTTTTCGATATAAAAGACGAATACGATAGGTTACACAAAAACGCACAAAAATGGTATTTCCACGATCTCGATTCTTGGTTCGACCGTAACGAAAATTACTATTATTATAAAATACACGATTTTCCGAGCATATACGCATTTTTAAAAAGTATACCGTGTGTTGATCATGCCATGATTGCAGTCATGGAAGGACCAATGTCTATACCAGCACATCGCGCCGAAAGCAATTTACAGTTACGGTACCATTTAACACTCGAAGGAACGAGTGTTCTCGATACTGAATTCGAATACCACAAACACGAACCGGGTGAATATATACTGTTCGATCACGCGAGGTACCATAGCGTCGATAAAACTGACGAAGGAAAACGCGTTGTATTGATTTTAGATATTAATAGGTTTTAATCTAAAGGTGTTTCCGACACACCGCTTTATACGTGTTATGATCACCAACGAGTTCGAGCTCCTCGTTTTGAACAATACGTTTCGTAAATGGACCGTGTGTTCCGTCCATACACTCCATACACATCGCCGATATTTTGAACACTTTATCGGCGAGAGGTACGCAATCTATGAGTTCGCCAAACTTTCTCTGTTTATAATCACCATCGAGACCCGCGAGTAAAATTGTTTTACCCGAATCGAGGACTTTTTCAACGAATGTTTTTAGACCCGTAAAAAACTGCGCTTCGTCTATGGCTATAACGTCGACGTTTGAAAAATCTATTTCGTTGAGATCGTTCGTTTTTATACAATCAAAGCGAATATTATCGTGAGTACGTAAAACATCTTCGGAGGCACGCGTATCCTTTTTCGAGTTTATAACGAGAATTTTTTTACCTATGACGCGGTACCTTTTTAAACGCCGAATGAGTTCGGACGTTTTTCCGGAGAACATGTTACCCATGATAATTTTCAGACTCATGTTTTTTATTAGATAGTTTATTTCTTTATGCTTAACGCGTGTGTTATTTTGGAAAGATTAGTTTCTATGTTTGATATTTTATAAGCCGTCATTTCTGTGTATACGAATTTATTGAAATACCTCTTTTTTGCGTTAAAAACGCGTCTTTTGTATGAATGTTTTAGTTTTTCGTTGGTTTTATATTTGCCCATATCTATTCTTGCCTGTTTTATGGTTTTAGATGTCTCGTACCCTAATTTTTTTTGTCTAATAGCTAAAGCTATTAAAAAATTAGATGAAAGACCTACACATATACCCGTGGTATTATATCTTTGTAAATATGGACCTTTATAGATGAACATTTCTGAACAGTTTAGCATGTTTTTTAATTTTTGAAATATAATATCTGAAAACCGATTTGATTTTTCACCCCATGGATCGAAACAATAAAGCGTGTTATCCCATTTAAAAACGGATATACAATGATTTTTATGAATTTCCGGGATAGTGGTAGATTGACCACTATAATCGTAAACACCTATTAAAATTCCAATCTTTTCCTCGTTCACAACTTTTTTTAATTTTTCTAAATCACTTTCGTATTCTTCTTTATAAAAAGCGGAAACTATTTTTATTTTTTTATCGGGTATTGCTTTTCTTATTTTTCTTAGAGTGTTTTCGGATACGAATTTATAGAAAGCTTCGAGTATACGTTTTTTATACGATGGGTTTGGGTCTGAGTTATTTCTTTTTCTTTTATCGCCCATTCTTGATATACACGAGTATTTTTTTCCTGATATAAAGAAATGGGTAGTATACTATATATAACATGGAAACACTTAGAATTAAACGATTAACACTTGACGCAACTTTACCGACACGCGCATCCCCTGGTTCGGTTGGTTACGATTTGTATAGTATTGACGATATGACTATAAACGCGTGTGAAAGAGGTATCGTGAGTACGGGTATTTGTGCTACTATTCCTAAAGGTGTGTACGGACGTATTGCACCAAGATCGGGTTTGAGTGTAAAACACGGGATTCAAACGGGTGCTGGTGTTATCGATCCGGATTACACGGGTGAATTGAAGGTTATCTTGTTTAATCACGGGAGTGAATCCTTTGAAATTAAACAAGGCGATAGAATCGCGCAATTAATTTTAGAAAAATGCGAAACGCCTCTTATTGAAGAAGTTGATGAATTAAAAGAGACGAAGAGAGGTGATAGAGGTTTTGGATCATCGGGTACGAACTAAATTAGTTACCAAATGCGACACCACCCATACCATTCTTAATCCTGAGAATGTTATAGTTGACCGCGTAGGCTCTGAGTGCGGCTGGAACATCACCCGAAGCTCCCCCGTTTATTGTAATTTTGGCGTTATCTATTCTTGAAAAGTTTAAGGAACCCGTTGGTTGAGTTTTGTTCATGGTAAGACAAAATGGCCATGTAGTAACTGGTTCAGTATTGAGTGCTTCTGGAAGTATGGAACAGTGTCTCGATGGTACGACTTTATTGTGGTATTCGTACGTCATGTTTTCAAAAAGTGTAACACCATTAATGTACATGGACGCATCCGTGAACGAATATTTTGTAGCATGATCTTCGGCGCACGCAATGTGTATAGCTTTAACTGGATGGTTAAAATATGTTAAATCAACGGACGTATCTGTTTTAGACATTGGTTGGTATTGTGTTTGTGTAATGAGAAGTTCGTGTTCGGTATTTGCGAAGAATTCGCGTTCTTGTGTGTCGAGATAGACGTAGGAACCGTACACTTTTGGTGTGGAGCCTTGAGTAAAATTGGGGTGTAATTTGATTCTAATTTCAACTTCGTGGTATTGAAGACCTACGAGTGGCAAAGATTTCGTCCAATCTTCACTGAAAAAGAATGGAATGACGTAACTTCCTGTACTGACGTTAAAACCTGGGTTTATCGCTTTATAGGATGTTGTCGCACACGAAGCTTTCGCTTGTGATTCGTTATAAAGAACGTTGTGTACACCGGCAACGAAAAGAGAATCTAATTTAGTCACTTCTTGGCCACCAATCCACAAAGAAAATTCGGTTGGTGTTGTGCTCGAATCAAACAAACTTGTATTAACATTTTCTGACCTATTTATATCCGTGGCTTCAATCCATACGTAACTTAAAAGGTCACCTTTAGATCGGACTGGAATAACAACTTCGTTATTAGCGCCGAATGTACCGATATAGTCCATTCGTTCGGGTTTGATGGCAAAGTTCGTGTGACGTTTATAGTTTTGTCTAAAAAAAGAGACTTCTGGATCACCCGTGATATAGACATCCTGGGCACCGACTGAGACAAGATCAATCAAAGCAGCTGACATATTTACTACTATACTATATTAAAAAAATCGGGCGTTAACGTGGTAAGATAAAAATGGTTGTTTTTCAGGTACTCACCTGGGAAACACAGGATACTGATGAGGAACACTTGGTTAGTATTTTTGGTAAAACGTGCGAAGGTAAATCTGTATGTGTCACAACAAGTTTTACCCCTTACTTTTTCGTGAAACTCCCTAAGAAAATGACGTCTTTAGGCGTTCGTAATTTATATACAAAAATAGATAAAGCGTGTCCTGAATGTTTAGTTGGTTACGATATTGTTCAAAGTAAAGACGTATGGGGGTTTCAAAATAACGAAATGTTTGCGTTTATGCAGTTAAAATTTAAAAACTTAGCGTCGCGGCGTATGGTGAATGGTAGATTAAAACGTATTTTGCAAGATGAACCCGTAAAACTGAAAGTGTACGAATCTAATCTCGATCCTGTTTTGAGGTTAATGCACAGAACGGGTATACAATCCACTGGCTGGATGGATTCTGGGGATACGTGTGTACGATCATATCTCGCGAACGTAGATATAGACTTGTTCTGTAACGATTGGAAAACACTTAAACCCGTTGATATTCCCGAAACGGCACCATTTGTCGTTGCGTCTTTGGATATCGAGTGTAATAGTTCCACTGGTAAATTTCCTGATGCGGACGTTGAAGGCGATGCATGTTTTCAAATTGCTATTTCACTGGCACATTTTGGTTCGGAAACACCTTACGATAAGACGTGTTTGTGTTATAAAAATACAGATCCAAAATTGGAAGGGTGTACGATTAAGAGTTACGCAACGGAACGCGAAATGCTTATGGCGTTCAAGGAGTACCTTATTAAAAACGATGTCGACATTATCACGGGTTGGAACATATTCGGTTTTGATTTGGAATATATAATTAAACGTGCTGTTATTACAAAATGTGATCCATCGTTTTACGAGTTGAGCAAACTTAAGAATCATACGTGTGAACTTACGTATAAAAAGTTATCGTCGAGTGCACTCGGTGATAACGATCTCAAAATTTTACCAATGCCCGGTCGATTTATTTTCGATTTATTCCACGAAGTTAAGAAAGGGTATAAACTCGATTCGTATAAACTCGATAACGTTTCGAAACTGTACCTTGGTGATAACAAAATCGATATGCCTGCAAAAGAAATGTTTGCGCGTTTTGTTGAAGAAGACCCTGTAAAGTTGCGTGAAGTCGCTGAATACTGTATTAAGGATACGTTGTTACCACACAGACTTTTAGCAAAGTTATGTACACTCATAAACTTACTGGAAATGGCAAAGGCAACGTGGGTTCCGTTATGTTACTTAGTCGAAAGGGGGCAACAAATAAAAGTGTTTAGTTTATTAACAAAAAAAGCGCGTGAAATGGGATTCATGGTACCAACAATCACTTGGGGACAATATTCCGCTGATGGATACGAAGGTGCAACTGTTCTCGAAGCACAAAAAGGTGCGTATTACACACCGATTACCGCCCTTGATTTCGAGGGTTTGTATCCATCGATCATGATGGCACATAATTTATGTTATTCGACACTCGTTATGGATTCTAAGTACGATAACTTACCCGGTGTAACGTATGAAACGTTCGGGTTTTATAAGTTTGCACAAGGTGTACCGAGTCTTTTACCGAGTATTCTTTTGGAACTCAAACAGTTTCGTAAACAAGCTAAAAAAGATATGGCAAAATCAACGGGTTCTTTGAAAGAAATGTATAACGGTAAACAGTTGGCGTATAAAGTATCCATGAACTCTGTGTATGGTTTTACGGGTGCGGCAAAAGGTATGTTACCGTGTGTACAAATAGCTTCTACGGTGACGTTAAAAGGGCGAAGCATGATTGATGAAACAAAGGCGTACGTTGAAAAGAATTTTCCGGGCGCAAAGGTAAGGTACGGTGATACCGATTCTGTAATGGTCGAATTTGATGTAGGAAATCGTAAAGGTATGGACGCGATCGAGTATAGTTGGGAACTTGGTGAACGCGCCGCGGACGAATGTACCAAACTGTTTAAAGCACCGAATAACCTCGAGCTCGAGAAAGTGTATTGTCCGTACTTTTTGTATTCAAAAAAGAGGTACGCCGCGAAACTTTGGACAAAGGGAAAAGATGGGAACATGCACATGGATTATATAGATGTTAAGGGATTACAATTGGTAAGGAGAGATAATACACCGCACATGCGTGAAGTGTGTAAAGAACTTCTCGATGTTGTTTTAGAAAGTAGCGATACCGGACCACCAAAGGCGCTCGCTTTACAAAGGGCTATAGAACTTATCGAAGGTGATGTACCAAACGAGAAACTTATTCTTTCGCAACAATTGGGTGATACGTATAAATCACAAAATTTATCGCACGTTCAAGTTCGTAACAAAATGCGTGAAAGACAACCTGGCTCGGAACCCCAATCGGGTGATCGTGTACCTTACATTCTTCTCGATACGGGTGATCCAAAGGCAAAAGCGTACGAAAAAGCTGAAGATCCCAAATACGCAAAAGAACACAATTTAAAAGTGGATTATAATTATTATTTTATAAATAAGTTTTTGAACCCCGTGTGTGATTTAATTGAACCGCTTTTCGAAGATCCAAAAGAGGAAATATTTGGTGAACTCTTAACGCGTGTTAAACCAAAACGGAGACCGAAGAAGAAAGTAGAAGATGAGGGACAGAAAAAGATTAGCGATATATTCAAATCACTTAAAAAATAGGTACGAATGTTACGTAAGATGTCAAGACGAAAGCCTACACTTAACGATGAATTATGTATGGCCGTACAAAAAGTTTTAGATAAACGTTTGGATATGGACGAAATAAAATATATGAATCAGATAGAATTTGCTAAGATAATATCTGACGTTTACCATATTAATCTAAAACAGTTGTGTAAATATTTACCAAATTCGGGGAAATTTTGTAAAGGGTACAAGAAAGATGGTAGTCCGTGTACCGGAAAAGCAAAATTAAACGGTATGTGTAACAATCACATGGAT